GTTGTAACAGTTGCTTGTAAAAAAGCTGATATCCCTAGAAGCACGTATTATAAATGGTTAAAAGATGATGAGGAATTTAGAAATCAAGTAAAAGAAATAGAGAATGTTGCATTAGATTTTGCAGAAAGCCAATTACATAAACAGATTTCAGATAATTCTACAGCAGCAACCATATTTTATTTAAAAACAAAAGGAAAAACAAGGGGTTACACAGAACGGTCCGAGTTAGATATTACCAGTGGTGATAAACCTTTAACAGAACTTAAAATTGAAGTTATTGACACAGGCAAAGATTAAGACAACAAATGTATTTCATAAGGCGTATGGGTCTAAAACTAGAATAACGTGCTTACAGGGGGGTACTCGTTCTAGTAAGACCTATTCGCTTTGTCAGTTGTTTATTGTTAAATGCCTAGAAGAAACAGGAAAAGTATTTACAATATGTAGAAAAACCTTACCTGCTCTTAAAGGAACAGCCTATAGAGATGTTTTACAAATCTTAAAAGAATTAGATTTATATAAAGAAGAAAATCATAATAAATCAGAACTATCTTATCAGCTTAACGGAAATTTATTAGAGTTTATTTCTGTAGACCAACCACAAAAGATTAGAGGGAGAAAGCGTAATTATTTATGGTTAAACGAAGCCAACGAATTTACTTATGAAGATTGGCAACAGTTAGTATTAAGAACCACAGATAAAATATATTTAGACTATAATCCTTCTGACCCCTATTCTTGGATATATGATAAAGTAGTAGTTCGTGATGATTGCACCTTTATTAAATCTACATATTTAGCTAATCCTTTTTTAGATGAAGATACTGTAGCAGAAATTGAAAGATTAAAAGACCTAGATCCTGACTATTGGCAAGTGTATGGATTAGGTGAAATTGGTTCTGTTCAAACAATGATATTCAGAAACTTTAATCTAGTAGATGAAGTGCAAGGAAAATTAATAGGATATGGATTAGACTTTGGATTTACAAATAGTCCAAGTGCTTTGGTTGCAGTATATCAATCTGATGATAATTTATATATCAAAGAGATGTTATATGAAAAGAGATTAACCAATACTGATTTAGCTAATAAACTAAAAGAATTTAGAATAGATAGACAATCAGAAATAGTTGCAGATTCAGCAGAACCAAAGAGTATCGAAGAGGTATATCGTTCAGGATTCAATATAAAACCTGCTAAAAAAGGTGCAGGAATACATTTAGGTATTGATATAATGAGAAGATATAAACTACATATAACTAAAGATAGTTTAAATGCAATCAAAGAATTTAGAGGTTATAAATGGGCAACAGATAAAAATGGTGATGTATTAAATACACCTGTCAAAGTTAATGACCATTTAATTGATGCAACTCGTTATCTTTGTTTAAATAAATTAAGTATTAATCATAGTGGTAAATACTATATAATGTAATAAAAAACAAATAAACACAATTTATATTTATTAGTAATGAAAGAGGTCAAATTAACAATACCTGATAAGTGGTCAGATATAACGATAGAAACTTATCAGAAATATGTAAAGATACAAGAAGGCAAAGGAAGTGAGAAAAGCAAGGTTATAAAGAGTTTAGCTTTATTATGTGGTACTACTCCATTTATAGTAAAGAAAATGGCTTACAAGGACTTATTAGAGATAATGGGTATAATTAAAAAGCTAATAGACACTGAACCTGCTAAAGAAGAATTTAGAAAGATATTTATGTTTAAAAAACAGGAATATGGTTTTTGTCCTAATTTAAGCAATATAACAACAGGAGAATATATAGACCTTGAAACATATTGTAAAGAACCTATTGAAAACTTACATATTATAATGAGTATTTTATATAGACCTATTTCATTTAAAAGAGGAGAACGGTATGCAATAGAAAGCTATAATCCTGATGAATTTAAAGAAGAATTATTTAAAGACTGTCCAATGGATATAGCTTTAAATAGTTTAGGTTTTTTTTTGACTTTAGGAGAAAGATTGGCGAAGATTTCGCACAGCTATTTACAAGCACAGGAAACGAAACGACAAAAGGTGTAAGTATGCAATCCAAATGGGGTTGGTATAATATCCTTTATAGTTTATCTAATAGCATACTAGACATAGATAAAATAACTAGATTGCCTATACTTGAGGTATTGACATATTTAGCATATACTCAAGATTATAACGCAAAGCAAAATAATAATTATGATAAGTTTTAGAAACGTACTTGGATATTTAGAAACAATAGCAGAAAAGCATTATGAAATAAATAGCTTTCATTCTGGCTTTATGGATGAAGTAGATATAAATAAACTTGGTGCTACTGATTACGTTATCTTATATGCAGAACCAGGAACAGCTACAATAGACAAAGGTGTTATGACTTATTCTTTTACAATATATGTATTAGATATGATTAATGATGAAATAGGAGATGCACCAAATAAAGAAAGATTAAGTAGGGTAGATACATTAAGTGAAAACCTAAATATCTTACAGGATGTAATAAGTGAATTTCATAGAAGTTTATATTCTACAAGTTGGGTAGATGGTGAAGTGGTTTTAGAATTACCAATATCAGCAGAACCATTTACAGCAAGATTCGACAATCTTCTGACAGGCTGGTCAGCTACTATTAGTATGGAAGTAAATAATCCTAACAATCTTTGTATTGTTCCTGTAGCTCCTAATTCATAATGGAATTTAAAAATACTATACAAGCATTACAGAAACTTGGAGGAAATGTTATCAAGGAAGGTAGGGGTATTCTTAAAAATTTTAAACCACATAGCAAGATAGCTAGTGGTGCTTTATATAATCAATTTGATTATTTAGTTACAAGTGGTAAAGATAATGTAACACTAGAGTTTGAGTTTGGTAAAGCAGAGGATTATTGGCAGTTTGTAGATGAAGGGGTAAGAGGTGCTGAACCAAGTAAACACAAAGGCAGACCTAGAGCAGCAAAATCACCATTTAAGTATTCAACTAAAATGCCACCAAGAGGAATTATTGATAGATGGATAGTTAAAAGGGGGTTAAAGGCAGCAAGAGAAAATGGTAAATTTATTGAAAGAAAAAGTTTAGCTTTTTTAATACAAAGAGCAATATATCAAAAAGGTTTACAAAGAACACAATTTTTTACAAGACCTTTTACAACACAATTAAAAAAACAAGAAAAGAAAATAGTAGAAGCATTTGCTAATGATTTAGAAACAGAATTAAAAAAAACATTTAAAGATTAAAATATGGGATTAGGAAATCTATCATTCGTTCAAGAACCTGTAAACACAACATCAAAAGTACCTGTCATAACTAATTGGACACCATTAATTGGCTATATGTTATATCAAGATGATATTAGTTCATTATTTTATTTTAAATTAATAATGGAAATAAGGTTAACAGATGCTTCAGGAACGCTATTAGGGAAATTAAAACAAAGAAGAAACGGATATGCAGCAGATGTTACTAATAATGATGCAAGAGCATTTTTTGATGTAAAAGATATTTTGAACAGCTATTTAGTAGATACCATATATGACCAAAATGATGCATCTCCTCCATTTAAAACAATACATAAATTAGGTGCTAATACAGCAACTAAAATATTCAGTAAAAACGGTGACCAAATATCAGGGAAAACACAAATCGCACAAATATATGTAAAAGGCTATCAAGAATATAGTTCAGCAGCAAACATATCTCCTACAGAAGATACAACTCCAAGCGTTAATGACACTTTATACTATATGAAAGCTGCTTTGCCTTTAATGACAGCAAGAAGTACAGATACAGATTATATTCAAAGTAATGCTTTTACCACCTTTTCAAATGATAATAGCGATAGCAGAGTTTTATCAGATTTAAAAACAGATACTATAATACCAGGAAATTTAAAAGAAGCAACTAATGTGCCTGCACAATTATGGTCGTATGTTCAAGATGAAGATTATTATACTATTGCTTTTTTAAATGATACAGGTAATTTTGATTCAGAAATAACTAAAATTAAAATATCATTAAGAAGTGATGATGGAACGGTTTTATCAACTAACACAATTTCTGTAAACAGCACAAATGGAGGGGAAGCACCAGGTTCTGTAAGCACCGATTCTCAAAGGTTATTGTATTTTGGTTGTGGTCCTGCTAATTTAGAAGCACAAAGTATAAGCACAGCTATAAGACCTTCAGCTCAACCAACTTGGAAATATATAGGAATATACCCCCAAAATGCTTCTAGTTCTTTAACTGCTAGAGGTATTGTTTTAGTAAGGCAGGATAAAAGTTGTAAGGGGTTTAAAATAAGAAGATTGGCTTGGCTTAATAGTGTTGGAGGGTATGACTATTTTAATTTCACAAAAAAATCAACACAAACCATACAAATAAAAAGAGATAATTACGAAACCTTATTAGGTAATTATAATCAAAATGTATTTACTTATGCTAACACAGAGAGAGGTAAAAGAACAAGAAAAGTGGATTCTATTTTAAAAGAAGTTTTACAAACAGACTGGATTGAAGAAGGGCATACAGAAATAATAGAAAGTTTAATTCAATCAAGAAGGGTTGATATATTAGAAAATGATGATACCGAATTTACACAATCTGTATTAATTACTGATAGTAGTTTTGTAAGAAAAACATCAGCAAATGATGGAATAAAAATTCAATATACAATTAATATAGAATACGCAAATCCTTTAAATAATAATAATTAATGAATATAAGATTAGTTGCATATAGACCTGCTACATCAAGCACTACAGTAGATACGACTTATGAGTTAGATTTACAAGAAGCACCTAATGTATCTTTAAATTTTCAATTTTCAGATATTAAAGAGCCTGAAACACGAAAAGCTAGTTATAGCCAAACATTTAAATTACCTTTTACAGATGCAAATAATGATTTCTTCCAAAATTGGTATAATGTTAATTTAACTACATTAGTATTTAATTCAAGAACAAAATTTAGTGCCACCTTATATGTTGGTACAGTTCCACAATTTGAGGGTTTTATTCAGCTAAAAGCAGTATATCAAAAGGCACAATACTATGAGGTTGTTTTAATGTCTAATACAGCAGATTTATTTAGCGTTATTGGTGAACAAAAATTAAAAGATGTTTTTTTAGAAAGTAATGGTAGCTACAGTAAAGAATTAAATCATTTATATACACAAACTAATATAGTCTATTCTTGGAGGGGTGGTACAACAGATTTTAAAAATGTAGATGGAGATAATTTACAAGATTCAGTTGCAGGAGTTCAAAAAGTAATGTACCCAATAACAGCCACACAACCACAATTTTTTTATGATAATACAGAATTAAGGTTTTTAAATTTAACATCAGCAGAAGTATCTAATCTTGGTAATACTGTAGCCTCTCAATATATAGTTCCTATAACACAACTTCGACCTGCCGTTCAATTAAAAGAATTATTTAAATTAATAATAGCAAGAGCAGGTTTTTCTTATACATCTTCATTTATTGATGGTAATTATTTTGGAAAATTATTTATGACCACAGGAAATAAATTAGGTGAGCCTGTGTTACCTGTAGCAGATACATCTTCTGTAGCACCAGGAGGTGCATTAGAAGCAAGTAATTCTTCTAATATAATAGGTGGATGGGAAAATGGTTTTTCAGCAGATACTTATACCTGTGGTATTACACCTCAATCTGTATTATTTAAAGCTGCTAATGAAGAAACTGACACCAGTAATTGTTGGGATAATTCTACTTATGTATTTAAAAAAGTAAATCCAACAATGAATGAGGTTACAATATGTGGTAGGTCAAGAAGGCGTAATATTCAAATTTGTCCTACAAACGCATCTGCACAATGGAGTATTCCTATAACTGTAAAAGCTATGGAATGGGATTCAACAGATAATGCAGAAACAGGTAACATATTAACTAATGCTAATTTTACATTAAGCGATATTCCTACATCTGGAAATGCCACTTCTTATGTAGATGAATATTGGTTTTGTACTTTAGATATAAGTGAAATGCCTATAGATACAGAATTTAGAATTAGATTTTTTCCTGATTCTTTTCAGCAAATACAAACAGGAACATCTAATGCTTTAAGCCTTCAATTAGGGGGTATTGGTGGTGGATGTGGTTTTGGTAAAATAACTTGTAATTGGGTAGATTATTCTTTAACTCAATATGGTTCAGAAATCGACATACCTGCTTGTATTGATGATGAAATAAGTCAAAAAAACTTTTTAAAAGACATCATAGAAAGGTTTAATTTGGTTATTTTATCAGATCCTGATAATCCTAGTAATATTATTATAGAAACATATAATGACTATATAGCATCAGGAACAATAAAAAATTGGACAGATAAACTAGATGTATCTAAAGAGGTTTTAGTTAAAGATACTACATCAATTCAAAAAAGGGTAATTAACTTAACTGATTTAGAAGATGTTGATGTAATGAACAAAACTATTAAAGAAAATGCACCTTCTTTAAATGTATATGGTAAATATTACAATGATAAAACTAACAACGATTTTGCTACAGGAGAATTAAAAAACAATCCTATATTTTCTCCATATATAAATCAGAAAGTATTTAAAAGTGCTGATACACAAACAGGAACAGATTTATCAAATATGGCTATTCATTATGAAATTAGCTATCAGGCTTTAAGCACTACTACTTCAGAACCTAAACTAGAAACAACTAAACCTAAATTATTCTATTATAATGGGGCAGAAACAGGAGTAAAAGATTTAACTGGTAACACCTTAACATATAATATGCACTCAATAGCAGCAGGTACAGTAATATTTG